TCCGCTAAGGTCTAGGTAAGTGGATTCGAACCACCGACCCCTGCGCCCCAAACGCAGTGCTCTAACCGGACTGAGCTACACCTAGAAAAAGTGTTTTTTACATGGTTATCGCATCCATGGGTGTTTGGTCCTGGTTCGCGCCTCCAAGCGAAAGGCTGGAGATTAAGGATTCGAACCTCAATAAGTAGTGTCAGAAACTACTGTCCTACCGTTGAACGAATCTCCAAAAGGCTGGTGAGGAAGGATTCGAACCTCCAATAACAATGTTCAAAGCATTGTGTCCTACCGTTGAACGACCCACCAAGAAAAGGGTAGGCTGGAGAGATAAGATATAAATATAAATCAGTCTCCAGCCTACAATTGAGCCCCACCGTTGAAGCCGCACGAATGACAGAGCCCCGGGGTAAGAGCTCGTCCGAAAGATTAGCTTGTTTAGATAACAACTAAACAATCTACAGACTATCTTACTTGTCTTGACTTCGCAAGTATACTATTAAAGAATGCAATTGTCAAGTCTTATATTATTAAGTATACCACATTCAGTCATTTTATGTTAAGGTAATGTAAACTCCTCTGGAAAGCAAGTACGTTTAGCTACAAAGAATATCAGTCCATAAGGATTATCTTTTACCTCCTCTCTTTTGTTCTTAATACTTGTTCCATTAGCTAGGAGAAGATTAATAACCTGAGCTACTTTCCTTTCTCCAAATATCTTTATCAATGCTTTCATTCTCCTCGGTTCTATTGGTTTTTCAAAGATATATGAGAAACCTTCTATAATATACTCCTGATACTCACTTTTAATCATCTTCTTTCTCCATTTCTATATCTAAATCTATGATAATGTCCCTGAGTTCATCTACATCATCTTGAAGGTCTCCTAACAAGTTAGTTAGTCCAGTTATCTGGTCAGTAAAATCAATCATCTTATTTTCTACTAGGTCAAGCAGTTCAGCTTTATTCATTTGTAGCTCTCATCTTCATTAGCACTCTTTAACATGCTTTCTAATTCAGCACGTCTGGACTGTCGTTCAATCCATCTTGTAGGACTGCCATCTTTATTTACCTTATTATAGCATAAAACTTTTTTTCCTTTACAGGTGGGACAGGTTATATCACCTTCAATTGTTCCTACCCCCTCACACTCGGGGCATCTACCATACTGCTCATTTTTTTCATCTTCCATAAGAGCATCTGTTCGAGCTTCTGGCTCTCCCATATCTTCCCAACCTTTTAATTCTGCTATATCATACCATAATAAAGGTGTCATTCTGTTATCTCCTTGGACTGTTTTTTCTGGATTACCCCTCTTAGGTGGTCCCATAATCCATACATCAATCCAGTTTGCCTAAAGATGTAAGTCGCAGCTTTTTCAGTAACTTCAATCTCATCATTATCAATCGCATTACTCAAAGTCATAGTTTTATCTCGAAACTCTTTTACCCATTCAATATACTCAAGCACGTCCGGATTAGTTTCTTTCTCTTCAGGCTCTAGTGCAACCACAGCTCTATTTGATGTGGGTTTTTCCAAGTACTCATCTACTTCTTCTGGCTTCATCATAGAAATATTTCGTGCAACCTGACGTGTAGCCTCTGCAGTAAGATGGTCCCGTGCAGCTTTTTGAAGAATCGGTTCAATAAATTCGTCGTCGACGAATTTCCCTTCTAGCATTCTTACATGATAAGGTGTAATTTTACCTTCCGGTACTTTACCATTTTCATCCACCGAAGCAACAATCTCCTGAACATTTTCTGGAAGCTCAAGTAAGGCTAAACTTCTAGAAATAGATTGAAAACTCCCATATCCCTCAGCTTCTAATTCTTTTAGTGTAAATTTTCCTTCTTCCTGCAATTTCTTAAGTGCCTTAGCTTTATCAATTGGGGTCATATCTTCTCTAATAGCATTTTCAATAAATTCTTGCTTTAGAGCTTCAATGTCATCGGCTTCTTCTATGATGCAATCAATCTCGTTCCACTGAAGTCTTCTAGCAGCTTCGAGTCTCCTATTTCCGAATACTACCTCGAAAAAATCCTTCTCATCCTTGACAGGCCTCACCTTTATTGGTACAATACATCTACCCTGACTACGAAGAGACTTGGTGAGAACTTCAAGTGCCTCTTCGTCCCGTTCACTACGAATGGGATTTGCGGTGCTACGAATCCTACTTAGTGCGATTATCATGCGTTTACTTCCTTTCTTTTGTTTGAATTTTTTACGACCATCGTAAAAGTAGACACATTATATAGTCGTCTTACGGATTTGTCAAGGGGCAATTTGGGGCAAAATCATCAATCCGTCAAATATGATATAATTATTATATCACGAAAGTTGGATTGATGATTCCCCCCGATTGGGGAAATTTTTATTTCGGAGGTAGTAATGGAAGTTATAAAATGTGAAAGTTGTGGGAAAGACCTTCGGGCTATCCAACAACCTATTGAACTTGGAAGGGAATACGTGTGTGCTTCATGTAATACACCCGTTTCCCAAGAAGTCCTAGACCTGTTATCTGAACAGGGAAAGAAAGGAGATGCCAGTGGCAACGAAGCATAATGATAACGACTTTTCTTGTCCTATTTGTCACAAACATTTTAACCGTCTTACTTTGGCAGATAGCTGTGAAAAAGCACACAACACAATTTATGTCCCCCTGCAAAGAGCGGACATAAATTTATTAATACAGTTTCTATTTACAGACGACCGCTCTCTCTTACCGTTACTCGAGGGAACGGTCAAAACTTTAATGCAATACACTAGAGTTAAAGATTCGGAGGTGTTTGATGAGAGGGAGTAAATGTCATAAATGCAAGGAGGTGATATCGGGAAAATATAAGATGGTGTCGTTGGACGTTCCTTATAGGAACCTGTTTTTTCATCAGGAATGTTATGCTGAAATAGAATCCGAGATAGAAAACTATTTGAAGTTGAATGCGGACTCTATTATTCATAATTATCCGTCAGAATATATTAAAAAACCGAAAAAATGGTGAGATTATGCATAAATTGGAGTTATATGATATAATGAATAATAGTGAAATGAATAAATCTGAGTTCGAATCCTCCCTAGAATCGGGTGAGGAGAACTGCCCCACCAAAGCTTTTCCGACAGAAAGAAGCTGTCCCAACTGTGGGGAGGAAGTTTTTAAGAGTGGTAGATGTACCACTTGCTATTCTTGTGGATGGAGTACATGTTCAATATGAAAAATATAGAAGAGTTTAAAGAGGTCCTGAAGAAAAATGGACACACTTCGGGAAAAATTTATAAGTGTCCTAGTTGTAGTGAGCTTATGTTTTCTTTGGGTGTTCCGCAAGTTTGCTCCTACTGTGGGTTTGCCATGCTTCAAGCTGGAGTCAATAATGCTGTCTTTGATTTTTCAGAGCCAACTAAAAAAACAGAGGTAGTTTCCTCTGTAGCACCAGTTAGTGTTGAGGAAGCAGAAGAGTTTGTGGATGTGTTGGAAGACCCATACGCACCACGAGAAGCTGTAGAAGCAGCTATGGAGAAACTTCTAGCCCCAAAAGAGGAGCCTAAGAAGTTTGTTAGAAAAGGAAAAGTTTAATGCCAGATATCAAAGATGATTTCGATTTCGAAGAAGAAGTCAAACAAGAGAAGAAGGGCTATAAAGAGAGAAGAGTTAGAATTCCTACCAAGGCTAGCATTAGAAATCTTTGGCAGTACAAAGACATGTCGGATGAGGAGTTCGAAGCAGCTTTTGGTCAGAAGTACAGTGGTGTCGCAGAAGAGAACGACTGGGAAGATAGAATCCAAGACAAGATTAAACAGTTTGGAAATGACTATGACCTAGAAGAGTTGAACTCTAATGACATGATGCTTCTCCGTGCTTTGGCACAATCCTTTCTCAGCTTGGAAGACCTAGAAAAGATAACTTATCGAATCAGACAAAAAGACGAAATCACCTTTGAAGACTTGCCGATTTTAGAGAAGCTTTCTAAGATTATGTCCGACTTACGTGGAGATATTAGCAAGCTTCAAGATGACTTGAAGATTACTAGAAAAACCAGAAAGTCAGATAAAGAACAGTCGGTCATTTCTTACATCGAGGACTTGAAGAAGAAGGCTCGAGAATTCTATGACCAGAAGATGCTATATGTGGTGTGCCCAAAATGTAACATGCTCCTTGGGACTGTTTGGGCACACTATCCTCTTAACAACAAGAACAAGCTAATGTTCGAGTGCGAGAGGATTTTGGAAGATGGTTCGAAGTGTGGTGAGAAGGTAGTAGTTACTACCAAAGAAATGTCGGAAAAGCGTGGGTCAAACAAACCGGAGATTTTTCCAGAAAGTGTCTTGTAATGATAGGGATAATTCCAGCGGCAGGAAAAGCAACAAGATGGTCGGGACAATATAAAGAACTCCTTCCAATAAACAATGAGATGACTTTATTGGACAGGTCTATTTTACTGTGCCAGTCCGCAGGGTGTGACAAGATTGTCATTGTTACAAACACGGATAAGATTTCTTCCCACGCTCAATATCTTGGAAGACAAAAGAGTGATGGTATTTTTTATAAGCTACAAACCCACCCTGACAAAGACTTACTCGGAGCAATAATGTCTGGAATGGAAATAGGAAGATGTCCGGAAGGATACCTTCTTGTGATGCCAGATACTATAGTAGAACTCGAATTTCCAAAGATTCCTAAAGACTATCATATAGAATTTGGAACCTTCTCTACTGACAGACCACACAAGTTTGGGGTTATAAAAAATGACATGGTCATAGATAAGTGTAAGGAGTTCTATGATGGTAGAACCTTTTATGATGCTTGGGGAATTATTTGGTTTAGTCCGGAGGTCAGGGACAGATTTCTCACTATGAACTTCATTAGTCAGGTAGAAGCTTACAACGATAGCATGAGGAATCTTGGGTACGGAACATTTCCATTACGAAGCTACAGAGACTTTGCATGCTTCGAAGATTACGAAAGGTGGATAAAGGATGAGAACACAGGTACTAGTAAAACACTACTTATATAAGGACTTAACAGATGCTTGCTTGGAAAGCTTAACCAAGCAAGAGTTTCCACTAGATAAGATGGAAAGTAATGACTTTAAAGTTACTATCATTGATTCTAGTCCGGAAGGTACATACAAGTATAAAAATAATGTGGCACAGAAGATAGATAACTCGGTAGGACTTATTGAATCTTTCAACAGGTTCCTAGACCCCGAAGCAGATATTTACCTTTGCATGAACAACGATACATACGCTCATAGCAAATATGTTTGGTATATGACCGAAGCTTTGAGTGAGCCTACTATCGGAATTGCCGCTCCTTTGTATGACCAAGTTGGGGGAGGGATTTTAGAGTTTGCTTGTCCCTACCTTCCATCAGATAAGGAGTGGGATAAGTGGCTGGATAATAACTTGCCACAAGAAACCGTAGATACAAAGCATGTGGATAACTGTGCTTGGGGTTTTTCTAAGAAGCTGGTTGAGATAATTGGATTACCAGATGGGAATTTCCCGGGTGCTGGCTGGGGTGCTAACCTAGATTATTGCTACCGTGCTAGGAATGTTGGATTCCGTGTAATTGCAAATGGCTATGCTTTTGTTCATCATAACCACAGAGCTACCTATGGAAAAGACCCCAATTATGTTGCAAATGCACAAAGGGAACGGGATGAGTACTTAACTAAAAAGTACGGAAATGCGAGTAAGGTGTGGTAAACCTAAAAGAACAATTCGAACATATAAAGGAACATCCATTTGATGAGTGGTCAAAAGACCATCTGCAGACTTTATATGAGATGACAAAAGCTATGAACTCAGAACTGGTTATTGAACTTGGAGTTCAAACTGGGCAGTCCTCCGCAGCTTTTCTTGCTGGGCTTGAAGAGACTGGTGGAAAGCTTTGGTCTTGTGACCTAAATCCTGTAGGAAGAAAAATCCTAAAGGGAAAGGTTCCATGGGAGTTTGTTCGTGGGAATGATATAAAACTCCGTAACGTTGCTCCCAAGGAAGCCGATATCATCTTCATAGATACAAGTCACGAGTATATGCATACATACTATGAAATATTATACTACCATCCTCATCTAAAAGAGAACGGAATTTTTATTCTGCATGATACATTTAATCTAGATTGTTTAGGTGTGTTTGCTGCAATTGTTAGATATATAAGTCAGCAGTTAGGTGACATGCATTTTTATAACTATAACTATGGGTCTGGATTGGGAATTGTAGGGTATGACTTGTCTAAGGTTGAGCATCTGTTTAATGACCGGGGGACAACGTGGTTCTGAAACTAAACATAGGATGTGGAACTGATATCAAAGAGGGGTTTGTCAATACTGATAAAGAAGACTTCGACATAGAGAAAGATGTCTGGCCCTACAAAGATAGCTCGGTAGACTTTATTTGGGCGCACCATATTTTAGAACATGTAAGTGACTTTACTTACGTTATGAAAGAGATGCACCGTGTTTGCAAAAATGGGGCTACGATAGATATAGAAGTCCCACTAGCCCATACTTTATGGGACGTGGCTAATCCAACCCACAAAACAAGATTCAACCACAAGACTTTTGAGTGCTATTCTGTAGACCATAGTTTTGCTGATGTGGGAATTTTTCAGGGCTTCAAGATAGTTAGTCAGAATATCCAAAGGGAACCTGATGAAACCTTTCAGGGAATTAATTGGATTGTTGCTAATCTAAGAGTGATATTGAAAGTAGTGAAAGGAGCATAATGGTATCTATTATAATTTTAGTCAGGGATGACATTGGATTTATTACTAGGTGTGTTGAAAGTATTCTTAAGCACACACGAACAAACTATGAATTTATCTTTGTTGCACAAGCCGTTTCAAAACCCGTTGAAGATTACTTGATGTATGTTCCACACAACTCTACTATTATTCATAATCAAACTAACACAGGAGTAACCCCCGGAAGAAATACCGGAATCCTTGCTTCTCACGGAGACCACCTTCTTTTCTTTGATGATGATGCTTTTATTAGTGAAGAACTCGACAAGATTCCAGAAGAGCTTCATAGCTTAGATTGGCTTGGAAGAATGCTCCTAGAATATGAGAAAGAAGGGGTTGGTGTTACTGGTCAGTCAGGTTCTTATGTAAATCCGGAAACTCCCGGGATGTTTTGGGAATGCACAGAAAGACACTGTGAGTGTGATGTGGTTCAGGGATATTGCTTCATGTTCTCTAAAGAAGTAGTATCCAAGTGTGGAATCCTAGATGATGCCTTTGGAAAGTTTTGGCATGAAGAATCCGAGTATGCTCTTCGTGCAAAATATAATGGCTTCAAGGTAATCAACACAAGGTATATTGGAGTTTCGCATGCAGGAAGTGGTTCTGGAGATGATGGTACTTATGGACAGAAGATTGCTTACATGTTCAAAAAATGGGGTCCACATTTCAATCAGATACTAACTCCTAGAGCAGATTGGAATAAGGTATGAAGGTTTATGAGTATGCAAACCCTAGCTGGGGAAAAGCCTTTTCAAGAATTTCTTATGAGCTAAGAAAACATTCACCCGAATGGGTTGAATGGGTTTCTTCTATGGATGCTTGTGAGATTGCACTAGTACATGAGGTTGGTGGAGCAGAATCAATACAACTGCGTGAAGCCCTAGAAAAAGGAAAAAAGCTGATTATTGTTCAGCATACCTACTTTACAAGCGGATTCTCCAAATGGGAAGAGTTTTGGGAGCAAGCTTTACTTACTGTCTCTTTTCATAATCTTCCGGAATATACAGATAAAAAGTTTGCATTCTTTCACACCCCTTGGGGAGCAGACCCGGAAATTTTCTATCTAGAAAATCACGTTAGAAACATTAAAGTTTTTGCAACAGGTCATGTTGCACAAACAGAGAATCTGGACAAAGTTTATGATGCTTGTCTTAGAACACATAACGTCATGTTTCACACCGGGGAAAATTTTAAGTGGGGAATCAAATATCGTCACATGCCTTACATGCCAGATGATAAGTTAAGAACCACACTAAATCAAACCGAATATGTCCCTTGCTTGAGAGAGCACGAAGGCTTCGAGTTGATGGGAATAGAAGGACTTTTCTGTGGGGCAAGACCCATCGTTCCTAACATAAATACTTATAATTGGTATAGCAAGTACTCCCATGTTGTTGATATGGGTGGTGATGTTACAGGACAACTAGTAGATATTCTTAGTAATCCTTCCCTCCCCGTTTTACCAGAAGAATACAATGAAATAGTAGCAACCTTTTCATGGGGAAGGATTGTTGCAAATATCTTTACTGCTATACAAGAGAGACTTTAATTGGCTTTACAAGAAAGAACAACACAAGAAGATTTAATCTTTTTTGAGATACTTCGTAATCCTGTACTCTTTTCTGAGTTCATTCAGAATCTAGACAAGACTGAGTATGAAGAAGAGTTTGAACTGACGGATTATCAAAAGGATTTCCTAGCAGACTTTAATCCTGCGGAATCTCTTTGCTGTGCTCGTGCTGTTGGTAAAACAGTATCTTTAACTAATTATATTCTCTGGCTTCTAGTCTTCCACGTGTTTCCTACTGAAGATTATGTGGTTTATACAGTTCCAAGTAAGGTACACCTAGAGCCAGTTTTTACGGGTTTGATTAGGATGCTCCGCAGTAATTCATTGTTGCAGAACTTCCTAGATGGGCGTGGTGGCATTAACTCGTCTGACTTTACGATAAAGCTTCAAAATAACGCTACCTTACTTTGTCGTATCGCTGGACAGAGCGGAACAGGTGCCAACGTTATCGGGTTACATACTCCCATCATCCTGTTGGATGAAGCCGGATACTATCCTTGGGGTACATGGAAAGAGCTACAACCAACTCTTAATTCATGGACTCCGGGCTCACGTATGGTGGTATCCGGTGTTCCCACAGGACTTCGTGAGAACAACGTACTGTTCCATACAGACCAAGAAAATTCTTCTTATACCAAGCATCGAATTACTTCTTATCAAAACCCGAGGTTTAATGAGAGTGAGGAGCTAAAAGCTATTGAAGATTATGGCGGAAAAGATACGGAAGACTTCTTGCACTTGGTTTTAGGACAACACGGAAAGCCTATCTTCTCCCTATTTGATAGGGGACAGTTTGAAATAAAAACATATCCAACTTACAAACTGCATTTGAATGGTTTGGAGTTTAAAGAAAACATAGCCGAGTATATTACACGCATTGCTACCTTTCCCAATTTAGAAGGGAACAGTCAAGTTATCTTCGGGATAGACTTGGGGTATACAGAGCCAACAGCAATTATTATTTTATACTTTAATAGGTACGGTCAGATGATGGTTCACGGAAGGGTACAGCTGAATAAAGTTGCATATCCCATTCAAGAACGCATCATTGACCGACTGGATGATAAATTCAAACCTTCCTTAATTGGAATTGATAAAGGTTCTGGTGGGTCTGGTATCCACGTTATTCAGTCCCTGACAGAAGGTTTGGATTATGCACATAAGAATTACAAAAAGAAAGTAGTCCCCGTAGATTTTTCTAGTAGTCTTGTTTTAGGAATAGATTCGAATGGTGAAGAAATCAAGTCGAAGACTAAGCCATTTTCTGTATCTGTTCTTCAAGACTACACCAATAATCATAAACTTCTCTTTACTTCTACGGACATGGAGTTGATTTCAGAACTGGAAAGAATGACTTATTCCAAAACTCCAACTGGTGATATTATCTATAAGACCCTTACTCCCAAGGGTGGCAAGAAGGGTGAAGACCACTTTACCCAAGCTTTACTGTGTGCTTCTCTTGCTCATTATTTGAACACAGAATACATGATGTTTAAGCCGAATAGGGAAAAGTTAATCGGCTTCGGATGGATATAAAATGGCACCAAGAAAAACAAATAATGTTGGATTTGGTATTGTAGCAAAAGAAGCAGAGGTGGAGCCAAAGCTTGCTAAGGCTACCTATCACTACATGAAGAGTGTTGGGGGTAACCCTTGGTCTCCCTCTGATGTAGATAAGATGGAGTTTGCTGATGCTAAAGAATTTAAGAAGATGGTGGAAGCTTGCCGCTTCTTTTACAGGCGTGACCCTCTTGCTGCTTCTGTAGTTAATAAGATGGTAGATATAGGAATCAATGGTCTAACTCTAAGTAAAGGAGATTTGACAGACAATGAGTTCAGAGTCTTCGAAGCTATCCTTCCTAAGCTACAAGAGTTTGCTGAAGCAATGGCTTTAGAGTTTTTGATTTCCGGACTTGTTTTTCCGGAGGTTCATTATGACCCTGTAGGGAAAGAAACTCTAAAGAAATTAAACATCAAGAAGTATAATACTTTGGTCTTGCCTACAAATATGTGGTTGCGTGACCCGATGAGTGTAGAAGTTGAAAAGAACATTCTATCGGATGAACCGACTTACTTTGTAGAAATTCCGGAAGACCTAATCTACTTTATTCAGCATCAGGGAGAATATCCAGATGGGAATAAAGACCCTGAAATGTTCATGAAATTGAAAGCAGAGTATCCGGTCTTCGTAGCTCAGATTAATGCTGGAAAGACTAAGGTTAAAGTAGATGGTACTCTTGTAATTAGACGTAAGGTTTTATCGGACACAGCTTATCCGATTTCATATCTTTACCCAGCTATTGAAGCCATGAAGCACAAAAGAAACCTAAGGCGTATGGACTACTCTATTGCCTCTAGAGTTATTTCTGCTATCATGGTTGTAAAGCTTGGTGATAGGGACTTCCCACTTCTTGAAAAAGATGGGGAAGAGCAGTTGAATGCTATTCGGTCACAGCTAGCGTGGAGAGATTCTTCTGAAAGGGACATTGAACGCATCTATACTCTTTATGGAAACCACACACT